CATACAGATTTTACAAATAGAGTTTTGTCGCTAGCTGATATATTAGTATCATCTATGTTTAGCATCCAACCTTCACCATCACCATCAGCAGATCCACCACCTCTTGAAAACATATTGTTATCTAAATCGGTAGCAGGTCGACCAGTAATTTTCGTAAATAGAGTTTCTACTTCTTCGTAGTCACCCCTATCGTATTTGAATGCAGCTTCGTTAAGAGATTCTTTGTTATTTGAAGGAACAAAAATTGAAGATGGATCAAATCTACTTATTACTAATTCAAAAGCTTTTCCTTTTCTTCCCCGTTCTAACTCTTTGGTTAAGTAAATTTCTCCTTTAGCTTGTGCTTTTTTCTTAGGATCATCATCCCAACCTCCTGTTTGTCTTAAAGATTGTAAAGTTTTTAAATTATATCTTTTAATAATATCTTCTAATACATCTATTTTACTATCATTAACAATTATATGTAAATCTGGATTTTGGAGTTGTAATGCTGCTAATTCATCATTTTTTTCAATTGGATCATATAATGCACGACGAGCCTCTCCTTGTCCTAATTTAACCTTTAATCCTTTACTTTCTAAAAACTTTTTTACATCACTTCCAAAATCTTTTAAATCCTTATTTAAAGCCTCTTTTAATAATTTATTTTCATTTAAATTACCATATCCAGAAGATTTATATTTACCTTTAGGTTCTTTTGGCTCACCTAAACCAGGTGCGTCCATCGTATATCCTAAATCTTTTACACCAAATTGACCTTTTTCAGTGTAATATATAGGATTTTTTTCAAGATTTTTAATTACAATGGCTTTTAATTGTTCCATTGTTTTATCTTCATTTTTAGGATCCTTCATTTCAGTATAGTATCCTTTCATCATTTGATCAAAAATTAAATTATCAGGATTTTTCTTATCCTCATAATCAAAGTTCTTTTCAGCATCTTCCTCTACTTGTTTTGAAGGTTTTTTAAGTTCAGCTTTTTCATCTTCTATTTTTTTCTTTTTAGCTTCAGCTATAAAATTTTCAAAAGCTATTTCATAAGATTCTTTTTTAGAAGGTTGTAATTGATTAATTGGTTCTAAACCAATAACATTTTCGTTAATATGGTTTTTAGATTTAAGTACATTTGCTACTTCTGTATATGTAGCAGAATTACGAATTAAACCAGGAAACTGTCGTTTAGCTTCCTTAATAAAGACATCTTTATGGCCTTTACCTTCTTTAATTAACAAATACTGGTCTTGTAATGTCTTTTTCATTTATTTTTCTGTTAGTAGTTCTTTTATCTCTTTTAAATAGTTTTTAACTATTTCTATTGGTTGTGTGATATCATATGAACCAGCGTTTCCACCATATAATTCAATTGTATCATTTTTTGCATTAGAAACTAATGGTGTTATTTCATTCATTAATTTCTCAATTTCATCTAACCCAGCTAAACGTGTTTTTTGAAAATCATTCATTTCGTTTAGTTTTTCTTCTTCCCACAATTTTTTAATATCGTAAGATTTTGGTTTTATTTTAGGAACATTTTTAAATCCTAATTTATAGTAATAAATATTTTTAGCTCCTTTAGCATTTTTATTTTTATTAAAAACAGTTGGAGTAGCATAGTTAGCCCCTTGTCCTGGGGTAAAAGAAGCGCCACCTTGGTTAGTAGCAGATAGCTCTTTTAATTTTTTTCTTACTATTTCTTTAATTCTATCCATTAGCTGTTTCTAGTTCATCTACTAAATCACAATATTGTAGTAAATCAACTAAATCTTTATCTTTTAGTTTATAATTTTTAGATGGAACTTTAATTAAAGAAACAACTTCATTAATTTTAATTTTAGTAACTTTATTTTTAGTATTCTTATTTAAATCTGCTAATTCTGTTTTAATTTCATTTATTTTATTTATATAAAACTTTTTTAAACGAGGGGCATTATCAATTGAATTAATATATTCCTTAAGAATTAGTTTTTGTTTTGATGCTAAATCATCATATTTACCATTAAATTTTTCCATTAAAATTTTATAAGTAAGAAGTTTAGTATCTTTATCAGATTTATTTACTTCTTCCATTACCTCATCTCTAACTTTACTTTCTTTAATAGAAGCAACAGTTAAATGTTCTAAAATAGTAATTTTATTTTGGATTAGTTGTTCTGGGTTGGAGGTGGTAGAATTATTTAGTTCTAATAAAGTATAAAATGCAGCAAAAGGCTTATAATTAGGGAGTTTATGATTAAAAAAATGTGTTAAATCATAATGTTTTTTAATTTCATTAATAAGATTATACTTTTGTCTTTTAATAGCTCCCCTATTTAAAGATTTTGATGATTCAGTTAAAGTAGAAATTGTAATAGAAGCTTTAGCTTCAGTTAATGAAGTTCTTTTTAAAAGAGATTCATATAATTTATACTCTCTTCCTAATTCAGACTTTATAAAATATTTTTGTAATATATCTTTAGCAGGTGAGGTTTTATTCTCTAAAGTATCAGTAGTGATTTGGCGTACTAATAATTCAAATAGTATACCAGTATTCTTGTACTTTGAATGTTTAACTTGCATTCTTAATAAGTTTGTTTATTTATAAATATATAAAAATTTATCACTATTTTATTTGATCTTCATCTAATAATGAACTTCCTTTAATTTCTTTTTCAAAAATCATTTGTTTTTTCTGATTTTTAATATCATTAAACGCTTTTTTATTTTTATTTCGTTTAGATTTTACCTCAAGAGCTAAAGGAGAACCACCTTTATAATTAGGTTTTATTGAATCAGACGCATCATTATCAGTTTTCATTCCAACTGCTCCTATTCTATCTTTACCAAGAGCATTATCTTGTGTATTTCTATTAGATACTTTTTCTTTTGGTCTACCTATTGATTCTTTATCTTCATCATATCCTTCAGGTACTTCTCCATTATCATATCTATTTCTACCGTATAATGAAGCTAAATCATGCGGTGTACCATATGACTTACCAGTTTCAAGCGGATCATTACCTTCATTTTCTATCTGATTGATTCTAAATTTACGTTTAGCATCTTGAGCAATTAAATCTCTATATTCACTATAATCATCTTCACTTAAGTGGAATATATGTTCATATACAAAGTCAGTAGGCATTAATTTATTATCTAAGATTTGATTAGCTAAATCAACTTTTTCTTTCATTAATGTTACTCTTTCTTGATCATAAATTACTGAAGGATTAGTTAATGAAAGTTCAAAATTTACTAAAGCATCATCTTTATAACCTTGTGAATATAAATGAACTAATGCAATTTTTGTAAGTTCTGAAATTATAATTCTTTGTATGCGTTCAATTGTACGAGCAAATCTAATATCTTCAGCTGCTAATGTAGCTTTACCAGTTAAATCTTTTTCATAACCCATAAATGCTTTAGGTACTTTAAGAGCAGCAAATAATTTATCTCTTAAATATTCTACATCTTGAATTCCATCATATTGTAATCCACCTAAATTATCTATTTTAGTTGCTTGATCATTACCTCTTACAGGAATATAAAAATCTTCTAATAAATTCTGCATATTATATTTTAAATTATAATCGCCAGATTCTTGATCAATATAAGGGGTACGTTTCATTTTTGATATTGTTTTCTGCATAAAGTTTTCTACTTCAGCAGGTGCAATATTACCAACATTGATATAAAATATACGTTTTTCAGGAGCACGAACAATTCTATGAATTAACATAGCATCTTCCATCATTGTATATTGTTTAAATAGCTTACGGCCAGGTTCTAAATACGATCTACCATAAGGTAAAAAGTTTGTATCAGAAAGTAATCTAAAATGAGCAATTTCATAGTTATCAAAATAAATAGCTCTATCATTTTCATTTTGATAATTAGTACTAGGAACAGGATATTGTCCTGATGATTGGTTAATACCATCGGGGTCAAATCTATATCTTACATCATTTGGTCTTTCAGTATCATATCCATCTTGTCTTTCTATATGAAATGCATTATAAGGTATAACATTATAAACTCCAAATTTTTCAGAAATTTCTAATTTTAAGAAAAAATCCCCATATTTACACATATTTCTAATCCAGGGCCATAAATTAAATTCTATATTTAATACATCATAAAATAAATTATAAAGGATTTTTTGAACATCTTCATCAGAGCTTTTAATTGAAAGTACTTCTCCCATATCATTTTTTAAAGTACACTCATCAGAAATTATATCTAAAGCTGAGGCTATAATAGCATCGGTATCCATAGAATCATATTCATTATAAAGTTGAGGGCGCAACATTGCATAGTTAAAACTAGATTGGTACCCATAAATTGAAGTATGAGAATTAGTATAAATTCTATTAAATCTATCTACTACCGCATTGGTTTCAAGTTCTCCTCCAACTTGAACTTTATTTATATCAATTACTTTTAATTGATTATCTCCATCATTTCTAATAATTACATCAGTTGAAAATAGTCTTTTTAATCTTCCAAATAATCCAGTATCTGCCATTTTTTGTTTTTTATAATAGCCAAGAAATATCTTCTTCGCCGTTTGAATAAGGGTTGTCTATTTTATAGGGGTTTTTAAATGTTTCATTATTTGAATACCCTCCAGCATATGGAGAGGTATTGTTACTAACATTATTTAACATGCTTTTAGTCATGTCCATTCCTTTTTGTCTTAATTTAAATGCTGTTTCTCTTAAATAACAGCCTATTGAAAATGCCATAACTAAATCATCATTATATCCTGTTTGGGCTTCAGCTCTACCATTTCTCCATATAAATACTTTCATTTCTTCTAATAGTCGCACAGATCGAAATATAACTCCTTTATCTCGTACAGCTTCTTGAAATTTACCAATTGCTATTGGTCTAGTATTTGAAGCCATTGTAAAACCAGGTGTCATTTTGCTATAATCCATATAAGGATCAAAATAATTATCTACAGACATGGTATTGCCTTTAGGTGAATGATACAAATTTTGATAACCCCTATCAAGGATAGTTTGAATAGTTGACCATCCTATACTTGAATTTTCAGGTGCAAGTAAAGCATTATTATATTCAGTTGCTATACCAACTAATAAATTACCGAAATCTTTTGTACCCATTTGTCCTTTATATTCAGCAACTTGAGTAAAAGTTTCAACATCAAATACATGAAGTGTAGAACTATCTTTTCCATCTCCACGAGCAACATCAGCTACAACTAAATAGTCTCTTGAATAATCTGCTGGTTCCCATATCCATAAATTTTTATCTAATCCTCTTTTTTCTAATGGTTCTCTAATATTTTCCTTTTCATAATAATCTATGTTTTCAGGATAAAAAACAGTATCACCAGAAGTTGAAAAATCACAATCACATTCTTGTGCTGCCATTCTAGCTCCTAAGTCTGCATCTTGTTGATCTCTCCAATTTTGATCTCGTTCAGGATGTACTTCCCAAGGTAAACGTATGGGTAAAAAACTATTATCACCCATTTCAGCAGCAACCCATGTTTTATGAAACCAATTTCCAGTACCATAAGGTGTAGATAATGAAATACATCCACCACCCGTAGCTAATGTTTGTTGTGCTGAGGCCCATATTTCACCTATATTATTAATAAAGGCAGCTTCATCAATTATCAACAAAGAAACTGCTTCTGATCGACCAGCATCGGAACTTGCTGATGTTGCTTTAATTTGGGAACCATTATTTAATCGAAGTGTTAATTTATTATCTTCGGTTGGTTTTTGTTTTTCTTTAAGCCATGAAGGTAAGTTATCATACATAAACTTAACCTTTGTTACCATATTTTTAGCTGTTTCCTGTTTTGTTGCTATACAAAGTATGTTTTTATCTTGATTAAATAACATCATCCATAATGAATACCCTGCTGTTAAAGTAGATATACCTAACTGTCTAGATTTTAAAACAATTGAATATGGATTTTCTTGAAATAAAGTTAATACTTTATCTTGAAATGGATATAAATTAAATTGAATTCGACCTCGTTTTGGGTGTTGTATATAACAATACTTACGCATAAAATATGCAGGTGATGCAGCACATTTTACATATTCTTCTCGTATTTTCTTTTTAAGATCTTGGCTCATTTTATTTAAGTGCTATTAATATAATTAAGGGAGTTAAAGTAGCCAAAAATCCTCCACCTAACCACTTAAGACCTTTTTTTAGTCTATTATTTGCTTTTTGTAATTTACTAACATCTTTTTTTAAACCATCAACAATTAAAGATCTTTGTTCATCTATTTCAACATAATTGTTAATTTGAAGAATATAGTTATGATCTTTAACTTCAAAATCTGTTATAACACTATCTTGTCTTATAGATTTTTCATTTAATTCTAAAATTAATTGGTTTGTTTGATCAAGTTCAGCTATTGCAGAATCACCTTTAACTAAGTCAACTGCTATTTTTTTAGCAATGTCATAGTCAAAACATATTTTATTGATATCTTTCTGTGAAAAACTTATCGAGTTGAGTAGGAGTATAGGTAGTAATATTTTTAATTTTTTTACCATAATATTCTTTTACTTTTACTATTTCTATGTTTGTACTGTCAATTTGTTTATTTAAAATAACAATTTCATTTTGTTGGTATACGATAGACCTATTTAACTCTAATTGTTTATCTTCTAATCCTAATATGACATTATTTAAACTATCTATTTTTTGTTCTTGTTTAGTATAATCACCTACTTCAACTGGTGATATTGCTGTAATAATAACAGAAAATAATAAAAGTACAAAAACTGTTATGAATATCATAACATGCCATAACTTTAATTTAATCTTTTTATTCATACTAAAGTTTATACTGCTTTAGCTTTTTTATATTTTTTAACAATATCTTGTTTAGTTTTTAAATATGCTAAAGCTTCTTTATCACCCTCTTTAGATTTTTTCTCTTTATATGTATCCATAACATCTTGATATTGTTTAACTAAAGCATCTCTACCTCTAGCTGCTTTTTCCATTCCAGTATCTCCGGATGGTGCTTCATCACTTGTGTCAGAATATTCTACTTTATCAAACCCATCATCATCTTTTGTACGAGTAGCTGTTTTAGTAGCTCCTGCAGGGCGACCTTTTTTACCTGATCCGGTTGTTGTTGTTTTTTTAGGTTTGTTTGGGTCAGCTTTTCTACCTCGTTTACCAGGTTCTTTACCTAATACTGTATTAGCAGCATTTTTTTCAATAGTGTTTGTTGCTATATCATCGTTAAATTTATCTCCTGCTTCTTCTGCACCTGCAGCAACATCAGAAAGTAAATTTTGTAAATTAATATCATGAGTATCTTTAAGTTCTTTTTTAAGATTTTTAACATACCCTTTTAATCGTTGATTATTTCCTTCACCTGAAAATACTGGATCTTTTTTAAGTTTATCAATAGTAGCTTTTTCAGCTGCTTTAACAGCTTTAAGTTCACTATCCATGTTTTGTTTTTCTAATTGATCTTTTAATTGTTTCATACTAGCCATTTCAGCTAATTGCTCAATTTCTTTTAATAAATCAGAATCTTTATGGACATCAGGCATTTCACCTAAAGCTCCAGATATTTCTTCACGTATAATCTCAAGTAAACGAGTTTTTTTCATTGTAGTATATTTTTATTTACTTATAAATATTAATGAAATATTGTTTGTTTGATTTTCTTTATTCTTTCCTCGGTAGAGCCCGATATTTCTGTGTATTTAGGATGTTTACCTAACTTATCTCCAATTATGCTTTTAATTGATTTATCAATTTCTTTTCGATATTCTTTGTCTATTGTTCTAACCCCATTATCCTCTAACTCTACACCTTTAGGAGAAACATAAAATAAATAATCATAATCATTAATTAAATTTTTAGCTAAAGTTTCAAATTGCTTCCCTTGAGTCCAGGAAATTGATTTAGCTGATTTAGTAAATGCTATAACATCTACTATAGTTCTATCTGTTATAATTTTTTCTTGTAATAATTCAGAAGATCGTTCTGCTAAAAATATTAATTGACCCTTAATTGTAGAATCAGTATTTAAAGGAATACCTAAATCCCTTAAATATTCACTACGCTCAGTAGCAAATTTATAATCTTTAAATTCAGGTAATTCTTTTAACGCATTAACTAACGTTGTTTTACCTACACTCATTGTACCACAAAACCCTATTTTCAT